TCCCAATTAAAACACTTAGAGAAGTATGTACGGTTGCTCAGAGTTTAGATAAAATATTAGAACAACAAATATACGACCAAGTAGTAAACATGAAAGTGTTTACCGCGATAAAGGATTTTGAAGAGACAATTACAACATTTGAAAAAGAAGTAAAGGCGTGGGGTAAAATTAGACTAATAGATGAGGTTGTTAAAATAGGTGACGATGATTATTATTACCAAAGTAATAAAGATAAAACATCAACTGAGTTTGTTATAGGAGATAAGTCTGTTAGTACATTAGAAAAATTACTTGAAAACGGTAAAAAGAGACTAAAAGAAAGTGAGTTATTTAACAATGCCGTTTTAAACGACAAGACAAACAAAACAAAATCATCATTTAGCAGGGAAAAAATAGTTTCACAAAATTTAGGGGTCATAAAGGACTACTATACTGAAAACCCCTCAAATAAATTCGTGGTTATCGCATTTGACAAACTTGTTAATCAAATCTATAGTATCATTAAGAAATTTAATGAACAAAAAGAAAGATTACAGAATGAGGTTGAGAAACAAATGAACGAAATTGTTAAGGATAGTACAAGGGGAGGAGTCGGTTTTGAACCTACAATAAGAAATCTTTTTGCTGTCATCTTAGCAAACGCCGATGTTTACATTAGATTATTAAAAGATGTTCATAAAAGAGCGATTGATGTTTCAGACGAAAGAAAGAAAATTATTAAAAACTTTTCAAGTGATTCAATTGGTGATGACATTTATCCTTGGCCTGAAATTAAAAAAAGTGCGTCAGAAGATAGACAAAAAATTATCGCATATCCTGGAGAACAAGATTTAGAATTAAAACTTAAATCAAGTGACCCTGTCTTATGGCCTGAGGTTGAGTTCGTAGAGAAATTTATTAGAGTAACATCTAATAGAGAAGATACATCAACACAAAAGGAAGGTGGTGTTAATAAAGTATCATACGTATTTGAAGGTGATTTGGACACTTCTAAAATTAAAACAATTAGTCCTCTTGAAATCGTATCGGGTAATGTTCCATACATTGAAAAGTCACACGCTGGTTTTTTATATGAAATTTGGGAACGAGCTTATAATTTTACATTATTGGAATCATATAAGAATGAGACAATAAAAGAATTCGCTCAGTTAGAGTTTGATAATATAAAAGAAAGTATTAAAGAGGATGACGATTTACTTGGTATTTTATTTAATAACGTAAAAAACGAAGTTGATTTAAGAACGTTATTACAATCGTTATCACCATTTGAGAGATATTCTTATTATAAAGACCAACTACCAACAACACAATATATTACAGACGTATTAAATGATTCATTTAAGATTGAACAGTACACAAGTATTTCTGATATAAAGGTTGATAACGGAGTTTATCCTAAACTTAACAATGAATTATTAAATTACACGCCTGAGTCGTATAGAAAAGACATATATCCATTTAGTTCATCAACATATCTTTCGTATTTAAACAAAGATAAATTTACCGATGACAATTTTAAATTTGGTGGAGTATTACAAGTTAATACTAAAGATGGTTTAGTTACAGGTCCAATAAGTCCAAGCACATGGGTAAGAACGGAAGAAGGTAAACTTAATATATTTTCACAGAAACTAACTATAACTGGTAGTACAACTGAAAATATTTTAAACACACCATACTTTCATAATCAATTATATAAAGATTTTGGAAAGTCGGGTTCATCATATGGAAGATATACGGGATCTGCGTATCTACTATTAAATTCTTTACCATTTGTGGAGTTACAAGATTATGTTAACTTTAAAAATGGTGATTATGAGAAACCGGTTTTAGTTTCTTCTTTATTCAGAGAAGTTGGGTCAACTCAATTTGTACCTTATTATTTAGTTTTAAAATGGGGGTCACAATATCACAGGTATAAAAAATATTTGTTAGACCGTGAAGATATTTTAAGTGGTTGTTCGACAAATAATGTAACCAAAAATATTAATATGTCTGAATTTTTTAATTCAGGCAACACTCAAAACAATTTTACAGGATTTACTTTTAGTGGTGGAACTGTAGTTTCAGGAAGTACAGCAAAAACAGATGTCGGAGTTCATCCGTATTATGATGCTATTTTTCACCAAATTATCAACGACTATAATCACTATAACCCATTCTCGGGTAATACATCGTTCTCCGGTTATACAAATACTGGTGGCATTGTTGGTAGAAAAAGAGCTCAATCAAATAATATAAATTATTGGACACAATATGTTGATAACTCAAAATACCCTGATAAGGTAGAAACATATACAACATTACCTTGTGATGGTGACAATGAGTTTATTGGTAAAAAAGTTTTAACAAGTAATCCAGCAACAGCTAGGTTATTGGGAGTATTACCAAACATCGCATATCAAACGTCAGCAACATATGAACAAGAAGAACAAAAATATTTTAGACCTCTTTGGATTGATAGTCACTTAGATGACGATTTTAGTGGTAAGACAATTGCGTCGTATTCAGAATATAATAGAACAATTAGTGACATTTATTCTTTAACCACCGCAAATAGAAAAATTATAGATTTAATTGCAACATTTAGTCCAAAAATATTGGATGAGTTTGAAACAATGTTTTTAGATTTTGCAAGTGAAAAGGTAAATGTTGAAATTACTAATAGAAGATTTAACAAGGTAAAATATTACCAATTTCAAGATATATTAAAAGAAATATTCACAGTTAGAAAAGAAAGTGGAGATAGTTCAAAAACCGTGGATGAAGTGATTGATATTATAAAAGAAAGACAGTCCGAAAAATTATTATTATCAACGGCAAACATTTTATCAAATGATAGTTTAATAAAAATTACAATTGGTAACCCAAAAGAAATTGACCCACACGTATTTGATGGGTTTAGTAAAATGTCTCAAGAAAATACATTTTCATATAATGAATACGATGGTACACAATTAACCACAGATAATCAAGATTATATTGAGTTGTATCTTGGACCAATTTTATCGGGAAAAACACGAACAAATAATGAGTACTTAGACTTTTTTAAAGATTTAAACGTCGAACTTAGTGAAAACAATATTATTCAATTTAGACCTTTAATATACATTTATGCGGGATATATAAAGAATGGAGGTACAAATACATTAAGTGCATTTCAAACATATCTTAAAACAAACATATACGAAAAAGGACCGAGTGAAAATAACGCTTCAGGTTCCGCTTATAGATTTTCTTTATTTTTAAACATTTTAACTTCTAACTTTAGAACACTTAAAACACAGTCTAAGAATAAAAAAACCAAAATAGATTATGGTTATAACAATAGAGATTTAAAGATTGAATTATATAATACATTTAAATCGTTCAACGATAAATGGGTTGCCGGTAATTCTATTGGACAAAGATTATTATTAGAGGAGTTTTTATTTTTAGATAAGGCAAACAAAGACATTGGTGATCAATATTATTTAAATCTCACAAAGTTCATAGATATCGGAGACCAAAAAAACGATAAGTCTAACTTATATGGTGTCATTTCCGATTTACTAACCGGAACGGGATTTGATATGAGGGCATTACCGGCTTATGTTAATTTTTATGGAACCAATTTTTCAAGTAAAACAAAAATAACACCATCCAAAAAGGTTGCGGAGAATATATTTGGAACATTCTTAGATGTTGATTATCAAGAATCGTCACCTAAGGTTGTTATACAATATGTTACAGGACCCGTATCTAAACATCCGGCGGTAGAAAACAAGAAATATAAGTTTGCCGATGATAGTTTTAATATTTCTAATGTTAATAATAACCCATTGATTATCACACTACCTAAAGTATTCACCGATGAGGATTTATCTAAATCTAATAAAGTGGTTGCGTTTGAGGTTAGTTTTGGTGATCAGAATCAATCAATATTCAAAGGAGTACAGTTAGACCAAAGTACATTAAGAAATACATCGGAATCATTTGTGGTTTTAGAAAACTTAGCAAGGTCTGAATCAGGGTCAGGTGTACACAACGTTGACATTTCATTATTTGACTATTATAGACAGGCGTCATATAGTTGTGAAGTTACAATGATGGGTAATGTAATGATACAACCAACTATGTTCTTCTATCTTAAAAATATTCCAATTTTTAAAGGTTCATATTGGATTACTGAAGTATCTCACAATATTAAAGGAAACAATATAACCACAACATTTAAAGGAACAAGAATACCATACGCATCTTTACCCAATCCTAAAGATTCGTTTATGTCGAACTATAGGGCGTTATTCGATAAGATTATGAATACCGCCGTCGCTAAAACTAAGGCAATCGATAAACAAACCAAAACAACTCAAACCATTTCAACACCTGAAGGTAACTTTAGATACGACCCGGGTTCCAAAGTCATACAAGGTGAAAAAATTGTACCAAGTGCGGGTGTTACCAAATATGGTGTACCTTATAATGGATACAACAATGAACTTTATGTACAAAAAGTAACATACGATGGTAAAGAGTGGTTCAGAGCGGTGGTCGTTAAAATGGGTATGGATAAGATATATGAAATATCTGACGATACTACAATGAGTTTATTAAATAAAATAAATTCTAAAAAATATACACTTAATCCCAAATCGGTTAAATGGTCAGCAATTAAGAATAGTGATATGAAATTCTATTCAACCAAATTTCAAGTATCATCAAATATACCAGCAGACAAGATAATTGATGCTCGAACTGAATTCTTTAATCCACAGACTAAAAAACCACCATACACCTTAGTTCCCGATTATCAATTGGATAGTACTATTGGTAATATAAGAGTAAATGGACCGATTAACGAAGGACCAAATTTGGAAGGATATGGTATAGCGATGTCATCTAAATTAATGGACACCTTAGGTCTATTCAATGGGGATGTGGTTTATTTTTGGGTTGGGGAAAGATAATAACTAAATTAATGATATTTATACTTATAACTTAATATTATGGATAATAATAAATTAAACAACACAATGGATCAATTTTTAAGTCCTAAACAGACTAAAAGAACATCTAACGACGGCATGGAAAGAGAGGAATGTGATTTGGTAACTGGAGAATGTTATACAATTAGAGAAAAAGACGGAATCGTTGAAAGAATAAATAAAAAGTATATCACAAATGATGGTAGACAACTATTACAAGACTAAAGCTATGTTAGAGAAAAAATTACAAGAAGAATTAAATCGTTACAGAGCCATTAACAAATATGGTACTAAAATGATTATGGAACAAGACGCACCGGCTCTTGACGCTCCTGCGGATGATTTACCACCGGCCGATCCAGCGTTGGATGCACCGGCGGGAGATTTACCACCGGCAGAACCGGCATTAGACGCACCGGCGGGAGATTTACCACCGGCAGATGGAATGGACACAGAAGAAATTGATATTACAGATTTAGTTAATATGACTAAAAATATCAAAAACGATTTAGAAAATAATAAAACAGATAACGCATCTGTTATTGGTAAAATGGATGACGTGTTCACTAAATTGGGTGACTTAGAACAAAAACTTGCTCAAATGGATGCTGTTATGGCTAAAATTGATGAGTTAGGTGCTAAAGTTGAAGCATCAAAACCAAAAACTGGTGTAGAGAAACTTGAAATGAGATCTTTAGACTCATATCCATTTAATGAAAAACCACAAGAGTTTTTTGCTCACAAACAAGGTGAAATGGCTGCAAGTGGTAAGAACGAATATGTACTAACCAAAGATGAGGTTAATAACTATCCTACCGATATTATAAAAACATCATTTAATCCAGACCAACAAGAAGATGAATTTAGATTCTAATGTAAACTTTTTATTGGGGTTACAAAATCAAATGAAAATCTGTCATTGGCAAACCAAAGGTATTGCGAGACACGAAGCATTTGGTAACTTTTACGACGACTTAACTCCACTTATTGATGACTTTGTTGAACAATCTATGGGTAAGTACGGTAGATTCACATTAGAAGATGAAACAAAAACAATTCAATTAAGTAATTTATCTGAAATTGACATTAAAGGATTGGTTAATACAACAAGACAAGCATTGGTACAACTTACCGAACAATTAGACCCATCAGATACAGATTTATTAAATCTTAGAGATGAAATATTGGGTAAAGTAAACAAATATGCTTACTTATTTACAATGGAATAATTTTTAAAAATAATTCACAAAATAATTAACCCGGATTTTTTAATTCGGGTTTTTTTATCTATATTTTATCTATAACAGTTTTATAACTTAAATCAATTATTATGTCAACATTCGACGCAGTACTGGCTCAGTACGAGAAAAACAAGAACGCCGCAAGCGGCAACAACAACAAGATGTCCTCAGAGGACAGATTAAAACGTTATTTCACAACCGTATTACCAAAAGGTTCTAAGGGTGAAGAAAGACGTATTCGTATTTTACCTACAAAAGATGGTAGTTCACCATTTGTTGAGGTATACTTCCACGAAGTTCAAGTGGATGGTAAGTGGGTTAAATTATATGACCCTAAACAAGAAGGTAAACGTTCTCCATTACATGAAGTTTACGAAGGATTAATGATGACAGGTGTCGATACCGATAAGGAATTGGCTCGTTCATACCGTTCTCGTAAATTCTACATTGTAAAGGTAATTGACCGTGACCACGAACAAGACGGTGTTAAATTTTGGAGATTCAAACACAACCATAAAGGTGATGGTGTTATTGACAAAATCTTCCCAATTTTCCGTAACAAAGGAGATGTTACTAGTCCAGAAAATGGTCGTGACTTAATCCTTTCTTTGGCGTTAACTAAAGCGGGAACAGGTAAAGAATATACAGTTATCAATTCTGTATTAAATGATGATCCAAGTCCTTTACACACAGATTCTAATGTTGCAAAAACATGGTTAGAAGATGAATTAACTTGGTCAGATGTTTACTCTAAAAAGGGTGAAGATTATTTAGAAATGGTTGCTAAAGGTGAAGTTCCACGTTGGGATTCAAACAGTAGCAAATGGGTTTCTAACTCAACCGCAGAAGAAGTAATCTCAGCACCAAAGGCGTCAACACCTACGGTAGACCCACAGGAAGATGATGATGTGGATTCTGAATTACCGTTCTAATTAATTCATAATATGTTCCCGACACCAATGTCGGGAACATCTTTTAAAAAACAAAACAATGGCAGGTATTAAAAAAACAGATTTTTCAGCAATAAAGAAGAAATTCTCGAAAGAGGCTGAATACAAAGCTGACCGTTTCTTCGATTTGGGTGATGCCTTCTTGGATGCAACTGGTCTTCCAGGACCGGCGATGGGACACATCAATATGTTATTAGGTCACAGTGATACAGGTAAAACAACCGCACTTGTAAAGTCGGCGGTAGATGCACAAAAGAAAGGAATCCTTCCTGTGTTCATTATTACTGAACAAAAATGGAGTTGGGACCACGCGGAGTTAATGGGTTTTGATAAAGACGGTGAATATCTTTTCAATAGTGATTTCGAATACATTGAACAAATTACAGATTATATCAATGAATTAATGGACGCACAAGAGAAAGGTGATATTCCTTATGATTTATTATTCCTTTGGGATTCAGTTGGTTCAGTTCCTTGTAAGATGACTTATGACGGTAAAGGTGGTAAACAACACAATGCATCGGTTCTTGCAGATAAAATAGGTATGGGTATCAACCAACGTATTTCGGGTTCAAGAAGAACAGATAAACCTTACACAAACAGTTTGGTTATTGTTAACCAACCTTGGGTAGAATTACCTGACAATCCTTTTGGACAACCAAAAATCAAAGCTAAAGGTGGTGAGGCCATTTGGTTAAACTCATCATTAGTATTCTTATTTGGTAATCAAAAAGGTGCAGGAACTACTAAAATCTCTATCACTAAAGATAAGAGAAAAATCAGAATCGCAACACGTACCAAAATCTCTATCAGTAAGAACCACATCAATGGTGGTGGATATGAAGATGGTCGTATCTTGGTAACTCCACAAGGGTTTATGCATGGTAAAGACGATACTGAAGAAAAACGTTCTATCGAAGAGTACAAACGTGATAACGGAGAGTACATCGGTAAACAATTAGGTGTTAATGTTACAGACATCTTGGACACACAAGTTGTAACAGAAGAGAGTGATCTATAAATAATTTTTAA